AAAACCATAAGAATCAAACTCCCAATCATCCTCGCAATGGAATATGTATTTAGTCTCAACAAGATGATACATTTTATCAATGGCATTCACTTGTCCAACATTATCAGAGAATAACCAAATGGGCATCAATTTCCATTCCTCATAAACACATTGATCTAATAACCTCCTAAATTCAGAAGGCACAGAACCTGAGTCTTCATGGATAATAAACTCATAAGGAGGCACATCATCCCAAAACTGAATAAGGCTTGTGACTGTCCTCTCAAGTAAATCAAACCTCTTGTAAGAGGTGAGACAGATGGTGACATTACTTGAAGACATAAGCCACAAATTTAATTATTAGCAATGATGCTAAGATTAGGTAGACAGAATAGGTTAGCCCTATCACTAAAGCCTGTTTAAGAACTTCTTTAATTTCCCGATTCATGTTCCAAAAAATAAAGGTTGTCAATCAGCACTAATTTAGTGCCTTTTTCAAATTGTTTTACCTGACCTCCGAAAGCCTTGATTTGGCAATCATATTGCTCCTGGCTAATGTGAATGCCATAGATCATCATTGAGAATGGGCCTGAATTAAGGGTATAAGAGATTCTAAATGCATCAATAATCTCATAGACTATGATGTTACCACCATATCGGTAGACAGCCTCTTGAATCTCTTTCAGGTCTTCTGTAAATAGGTCAATGAATATAGCATCCATGACATCTATTACTTTTGCTTTTTTCGTATTCATAATGATTTTGGTTATATTTGAATGCAATAATAAAACATTGGTTTTATATCTGCAAAAATATTTAAAAGATTTATGCCAGTCTATGATTCTACATCTGCTTTTCTGAAGCAACAACTCAAGAACTTTAAAGAAGCTTCACAAGCTTCTAAGGTTCTGCGAGCTGCTGCTGTCTATGCTGCTCCAGCAGTGCAGTCAAGAGTTCAGCAGGATGGACAGAGGTCTGATGGTCAGCAGATAGGTAAATATGGGCAAAGAGTAATCCCATCAGCCTTTGGAAAGGCTCAATCCTTTGGAAACAAGAGAAGATTAAAAACTCTTGCCAGTACAGATAGCTACAAGCAACTTAGACAGAAGTTAGGCTTACAGACTGCTTACATTGACTTTACTTTCTCAGGTGATATGTGGAAGTCTTGGAGGCCTGTGCCTATCTCTGACACTGCTTATGGTGTTACATTTGTTTCAGCAGAACAATTAGCTATTGCCAATAGCCTTGAAAGCAGATTTGGTATTACCTTTGAGCTTTCTGACAAGGAGTTAGATCAAAGCCTGCAAACCATCAACAGACTGGCAATCGAATATCTCAAAAGATGACATTAACTAAGGTAACAGTACAAAGCGCACTTGCTGAACTATGCAGTAACTTCGCAGGGAGTTATCCTTATGAGATGCTCAACTATGGTGAGGCTGTTGAGAGTATTATTGAGAATCAGGCAGGTAATTATGTGACCAAGGATGGTGCAACTTATTGCGCTGTGAATGATACCTATAAGCTTGTTTTATTCTTAGTAAGGGAATCGGCATCAGTAGAACAACAGCCAGCAGGAGGCAGAGCCAATAGCCTGCTGAGGACTGTCAGAATTAAGCTTGTTGCAAACACAACATTAGAAAGTGCAGAATTTGCACTAACTTCAATAATCAACCGGACTAAAGGCATCACTTATGAGGCCACAGATTATGATTCAAAAGCAATCGCAAGGCAGTACTTCGGACTTGAGGAGAGGAACTTTGAAACAGCATTCTTCACAATCGACCTATCGATTACCGAAAGGATTAACTGTGAAGTTGCCTGTTGATGCAATCTATTTCATAAGCCTTAAAAAGACTCCTGTTAGGAAGGTCAAGATGATTGAGCATCTCAATGCTATTGGTTTGACTGATAAAAATGGCAATCAGGCTGAGTTGCATGTTGCTAATGATGGAAACTTTATCAAGCATCGGATTGACAATAGCCTTAAGATAAAGCATAAGAGGTCTAAGATGAGCATTTCAGAAATTGGATGCTGTGCAAGCCATCGGGAAGTCTGGCAGAAGCAAATTGACCAAGGGCTTGAATATGTATTGGTCTTAGAAGATGATGCAAGGTTTGATGTTGATAAGCTTATTGAGTTGGCTACAAATTGGAGTCATCTGCCTGAGTTTGAATTGTTGCATTTAGGTTGGGAGTATTATGCAGGCTATGGAGTGCAGACAATTGAAAAGGTAGAGATTGAAGGCTTGCCTAACTTATGGAAAGGAGATGGCATGTGGCTGACTCATGCCTACATCCTGAGCCTATCAGGTGCAAAGATTTATGAGGAAAGAACAAGGGTTCAAAATAATGGGCTTGATGGCATGACTTCAGTCATCCAATCGGATATGCTTGCTTATGGCTTTAAGCCTTCAATTGCAAGCCAAGAGACAGTAATAGGGAAAATGAAATCCACTATTCATCACACAGGGTAATCTTTTAAACAATTATAAAATGGATAATTTACAGTACATCCGTGATGCCATCAGAGAAAAAGGCAATCGGACACAAGTAACAGTTGTAAGATGGGAAATTAACCCAGTAACAGGCGCACAAGACATGCCATTCAATGTCAGTGTTAATGCTGCTATTGCACTTCGTGAACTTTCTAAACCTATCAATAAAAGGTCTTTCAGTTGGGCAAGAATCAGACCTACTGGAGATGTTTATGTTGGCAGATCAGCCAAGGCTGGAGACCAAAATTCACTTAGCAATCCGGAATTGCTTTCTAAGCTGAAGGAAGAATTGAAGGCACAAGTTAGGGCTGAACTTGAGGCTGAATTGGCTGCTGAAGCAGAGGAGAAACCAAAGCGCAAAAAGAAATCAGTTGAAGAGTCAGGTGATGAGCCTACTTTGGACACTGCTGCCCTATTCGATTCATTTAGCAATCCACAGATATGAGCATGAACATTAAAGAGTTTTTGATTTCTCAGGCTAAAAGAGCCGGAGTATCAGATGATCCTGAATTTAACTTGATGATTTCAGCATCTGTTCTGAATGACATTCAAGTACCGGAGGCTGTGAGTAATAAATTCAATACCAATCTGTATGATTTTGAACTTGCCAAAACAAGCCTTGACCTTAAAAAGCACTTCATCAGCAACTATATGATGGGCTATGATGAGGAGATTGTGAGAATGGCTAAAGAGTATGGTCTTGATGGCAATGCCGTTGAGGAACTTAAAGTGACCAAGAACTCGGGCGATAAAATCAAGCTTGCTCTGAAGAAGATGAAGGAACTTGAGGAGAAGGCTAAGAACTCTGTCAATTCTAATCAGTCTGATGAGTTTCTAAAGAAGATGGCTGAGGCTCAATCTAAATATGATGATTTAGTGAGCAAAGCAGAGGCTGACAAGTCACTAATTGAGCAAAGATATGTGACAAAGATGAAGCAACTTTGGGAACAAACTCAGCTTAATGGCATCCAATGGAATGACCAAATCCCTGAAGCTGCTCGGATTCCTGCTTACCAGGCAGTACTTGAAAGAAAGTTGTATCAATTAGATGGTCAAATTATTTATGATGCAGAAAGAAATGCTGCTAAGTTGGTGAATGCTAAAGACCCATCATTGCCATTAGTTCATAATGGTAGGGAGTTTAGTTATTCTGACCTTTCTGCATTAGTTTTGCAAGAGAATAAGCTGTTAAAAGAGCAAGGGCAAGGTGGCACTACTCCGACTCAATTACCAGCAGGCACACCCACAATTCCGGCTTTTGCTCAAGGGCAAAGCCAAGGCACACCAATCCCTGCCTCAATCAGAGGCGCACTCGCAGACATATCTAATGTGGCTGCACAAATGCGTTAAAAACTATGTCATTATCAACAGCTAATGTCTGTCCAGCGATATTAACCTCGCTGTCTGACAACCTAATAAACAACCCGGCTAATGTTGCCATCCATGGTGGAACACTTGCTGCCTTGAATGATCCTTCAAACCTTCGTTCAGGTCAAATCATTCGTCAAGCTAACGACAATGGAACTGGAACAAGCCGTGAGGTTCGTGTAACTTTCAAGCAGCGTCAAATTGCTGAAGATGCAGTAGACACTAAAAACTGCACACCAGGTGAGCAGATGAACTACATTGAGTCCACTTTCCAAGTGAACAATTATCGTGGTGTATCTTTCACTTTATCCGAGGCTCAACTTCGTACCTATTGCGCTGCTTACTCTGAGTTGGTTCAATTGACTGGTTCAACTGATCCTAATCAGATTGTAACTCGTGCAAATGCTATTGGTGCTGCTGGTGGTGCTTTGTCAGTTGTTCGTGAGATGTTCACAGACTTTCAACTCTCTGCCAATGCTCTTGTTCAGGCAATGAATGCTGACCTTCTTGCTTCTATCTCCGGTTCAGTTGGTAGCTGGTACGGTGGTGCAACCAACCCTACTTATGTAGTTGAAGGTACAGATGGTTCAATCTATGCTGCTGGTCTATTCGGCATGAAGCAGAACTACATGAACACTGGATTCAACGGTTCTCCAATCATCATTGGTGGTGCAGGCGCACTTCAGAGAGTTTGGATGAATGATTCTCGTTATTTCGGTCAGGGTGCTAATGGTATTAACTTCTCAACTGTTCGTGACAACACTGGACTTGCTGAGTTCTATTTTGATACCAATGCAGCTGCTGCTTTAACTGATGAAAATTCAGCTGTTGTATTTGCTCCTGGTTCACTTGTTTACACTCCATACCTTCAGTATGTTGGCTCTTATGGTCAAATCGGTGTGATGAACCGCTTTACTATGCCAATCCCAGGATTGCCTCAGGTTAAGTGTGATGTTCGTATTCTTCCGGATGAGTGTAATGAGACTTATGCTGTTTGGATGGAGTGCTACTTTGATGTATTTGCTGCTCCAACTACTCTATTCCCAACTGGAGACAGTAATGAAGGAGTAAATGGAATCTTTACTGCTCAGTTCACAACTGCTGCCTAATCCTAATCTTTAGGACAAAAAAAGAGGGAGGCCACAAGCCTCCCTTTTTCATTCGGAATTGTTCATTACTAACCAAATTAACATTACCTAATGCTTAAACCTATGTTCTCACGCATTTGCGCACCAGGTACATGCTCACCATCTTTAATAGCCTTGCCTATCTCAGCCTTCCAAGGCTCTTTCTTAATGAGCCAAAAAGCCGGAGGGATTGAATCTTCATCAAGTATCTCAACTGAAACACTTTTGCGAGTTGATAGCTTGGCTAAGGTAGTCTCAAACCTCTTGACTCCTTTGCTATCCTCCTGCCCAAATAACATCAGAGCAGCAAGCAGGTTCTCTCTGAGTTTTTCAACTGTCTTATCCTTTGCCTTTTTGATTGCCTGAATTCTCTTAAGTTCAGCAGCTGCCTGATCTGATTCAGATTCAAGCTTGAGAATGAACTTAGCATAGGCCTCAGCCTTGTGGCTGAAGTTCTCTCTACGGATTGCCAAGTCCTCCATTAATTCATCGGTTACCTCACCACCGTTCTCCTCCATCAAGCTGATGAAGGAGAGTTCTTCTTGAGTCAATTGCCAAAGTGATGCCATGACTTAAAAAGGCAAATCATCAAATGAATCATCAATGCTCACTGGTGCTGCTTGTGCCACTTGTGTCGGTTGTGCCACAGGCTTAGGCTGAAGAAGTTGCTGAAACTCCTTAGAGCCTCTTACCATCTCCTTCATGAACTCAGGCATGGTGTCAAACTTAGCCTGGTTATAGTCAAGCACTGAGAACTCAAAAGTAGGATTGATTTGGGCAGGGCATTCCATGCCTTTCATCACCGGACTTATGCTTGCAATCCTTTCATAAACCTTCTCAGGATTGCTCTTAGAAGCCTGATGGAAGATGCTAATCATGCAAGGCTTTGTGAGCAGCTTGGCTACATCAAACTCCTTTGCTTCATCTTCTGTGAATGCCTTGCCTCTCCAACCTGTGAGCAATGCTCTGAGAGTGCTTTTCTCATTCATGCTTAGTGTAACTTCCTTGCTGATGACACAAGGCTGCTCACCTTTGTCTGCATTGAAGCACTTGAGTTCTGTGGGAAGTTCCCAAGTAATGCGGATTAAATTAGTCCACTTGTCTTCACCTAAGTAGGTCTGCTTAACAGTACCTAAGTGAACCATTGAATAGCAACGCGCGACGTAAGTACCTGCCGCGATTGGCTCGTAAGATGATCCTCCAGTCGAGGACGCTAGAATTTGGATTTTGTTTGACATAATAGTTTGAAATTAAAGGTTTGAAATGATTGTGATAATAGATAAGATTCCGATGATTACTAAGGTCCACACAGTGGCCTCAGCTACCTCAGACAAGGGGATGTTTTTTAATAATTCTCTCATTTTTTTAGATGATTTTATCTGAGCTTCGTTGCTTTCGATAGGCCAAAGGTACACAAAGATTTGATAATAAAAAACTTTTTTAAATTTATTTTAAATTATTTTAGACATTCTTAGACATTATTTTAGACATTCTTAGACACAAAAAAGCCCGGAGACATTATCCCAGGGCTTTTCATTAATCATCTAAACCTATAAAACACTATGAAAACAATTATTTTACTTTACAAATCTACACAATTTTTCCGTCTTTTATCATAAGATTCTGAACTTTTGACTTGCCGTCTTCTATTTCTACCAATGCAAAGCCGTGATTGTGCTGTGCGAACGGATAGTATTTAGGAGATAAGTGAGTCAAGCATCCAGTTGAATAGGAATGAATGAACTTTTTAAAGCCATTCTTCTTGATTGTGCTGGTAGTTCTATGGACGTGACCGATCAAAGTATTACAGAAGGTCTTATTGAACGTCGTTTGCGAAGGATTCATTCCTCCTGCCATGATCTCGTGGCCATGACAGACTAACAAATCGCCCATTTCCATACCTTGCCAATCCTCTACCCACTCGATTTTCAAGTGATCCATACGGAAGAACTTATCAAACTGCAATTCGTGGAGGCCAGCGAACTCCTCAGCCTGGCTAAACAGATAGCGCTGGAATCGATTCTCGTGATTGCCCGCCTTAAAGTAGATCGGTATCGTGGGAAATATATCGCGGAGCTTCTGAAGGAAGTTTCTAGCCATCTCTATTTCACGCGGAAAGTCTCTAAGGTCCTTCTCCTTCTCGTGCCTGGATATAGAATAGAAATCAAAGGTATCTCCGTTCAAATAAAGGCAGTCGATTTCTTGCTCTCTTAGGTATTTAATCGCGCAGGTAAGCGCTTCTAAGGAATGGAAAGGAACGTGAATATCAGATAGTATTCCGATCTTTTTTAAGTGATCAGGAAGGCGCGCACTGGTGTATTCCTTTCCTATGCCTGGCTCAATTCCAAAACTATCCAGCTCATCCAGGTTAAATGATTCAATCTTCGCGCTTGGTCTGGTCTTTTTAAAGTATTGAGATCGGTCCTTTACTGATATTCCGTATCTAGTCATCTGCCGATGAAAGGAAGACAAATCTGCATATCCGTAATTCTCCCAGTTTTCCCTTTCGAAATCTGCTCGAGTCATATTAGTCGAGTAGAAATGCTTTTTAATTGCCTCCGCCTTAGCGTTGTCTTTGCTCATATTCTTCCATTAATTGGTCCACAAGGAACTCAATATTATTTAATAGCTTCATTCGAAGCACGAAGCCAGCGTCATCAATATGCTCGATTGACTCCATGACTTCGATCATTTTATCAAGCGTTTCCGTGGTAGGATTTCTAGGATTTTCGATTGGTTCTATATCTATTTTATACACGAAGCCCAAATTTAACGTAAAGCCAAGCCACTAACATAATCGCCTGACCGAATAGCAACATGATCACCCAGGTAGGAACCCGGTATTTAATGATTTCTCTGTCTCTGTATTCGATAATTCTAGCCTGAGAGTTTCGATAATTGTTTTCGATCTCATGGCGTATCGAATCAATATCGATCGTCGCTCTGATCTGCCCCTTGTCTGACTTGATTGTCACTGATCCATTTGGAAGGACCAGGCGTGAATAGAACGTCGATAGTAAGCCAGAAGAATCGCATGGATTAGTAATTACTAAAGTGTCATGCACCGCTCTGAACTTCTCGATAATTTTCTCCGACTTTATTGTGTCAATTCTAAGCGTTTCTTTGTACTCAGTGACTGACTTATTAGACTTGCATGAAACAAATGCAACACAAGCCAAAAGAATGATGAATTTTTGCATGATTATGAGAAGTAAAGATCAGCCTCCGCCTGGCGTCTCCTGGTTAGTCCAAGTAAAACCTTTCCGCCTCCCTTATTCCACTTCATAAACTCAGCCCTGATCGAAGGATCGTTCGGGTTTTTGTTTACTTTTTTGATCAAGGTAGACTTTTGCAGGTTCCCCACACCTACATTATAGGCGAAGGATGTAAGCGCATCGAATTGATTTTGGTTGATGTCATCCCGGCAGAAAGAATCGACGCCTTTCTCGTAGGATGTAAGAAGGAATTTAAGAAGCTCCTCCGCTTTCTCTTTGGTAATTGCCGGATCGGTTAGTTTGACCTTGGCTCCAGAAGGATAGTAGGTATTTCCGTAGCCGATTGTGGAAATCGAAGCCGGACATTGGTATGGCTTTAATTTAAGCCCCTCAAATCTTTTTATTAGATCGAGTCCTTTTTGGCTTGCTTTCGTTACTTTCATCAATTATGCCTAGTTTGGTTTTCAGATTTGAATTTTCGGATTTCAGTGAGTGAACCTCCTCGGTAAGGATGTCGATCTTGTCGCTTAGTTCCTTCACCTTATCAGACATTCTTGGGCAATCTGTGACGGGTGCAATCGCGGCCTTCATTGGATGGCTGGTAGGTAGAAGAAAAGAGCAGGCGGAAATTACGACCACTGAGCTTGATCAAACTACCAAAGCGATTGAAATCTGGCGACAGATGGCCCAAGAAATGTCTGACAAGGTCAAGGAACTAAGCGACAAGATCGACATCC